CCAGCCAGCCAGCCAGCCAGCCAGCCAGCCAGCCAGCCAGCCAAGTGTGAATGTGGATTTTGTACGACGAAATAATTGCCCTTGTTATACTATAAAAGGCAACGCTAAAAAAGAAAACATTTCATCTTCTGCTGTTTTAACAACAGCCCTGCATACTTCTCTTCTAAAAATCACAACGGTAATTAATGAAATTAATTCTATTTATCCCTTTGATGTCTCAGTTGTTATTCCGGTTCACAACCGAGAAACCCTTATTCTCGAATGCATTAAATCTTTAAACAATCAGACTATAGATAAAAATTGTTTTGAAGTTATTTTCATTGATGACTGTTCCACTGACAGGAGCATTGCCGCCATTGAATATAACATTTCGAGAGAAATAAATTATCGTATTATCCGTAGAGCAGTTGGTTCAGGGAATGCATCAGCGCCGCGAAATGAGGGAATAAAATCCGCAAAAGGTCGCTATGTGTTTTTCTTAGACTCTGATGATTCCATTCACTCTGACTTACTGTCCGATGGTATTCAGATGGCTTATAAAAACAATAGTGACATTGTATATTTCAAGCAGGTTTCCTCTACAGGGAGAGGGGTTCCTGTACGCCCATTTAAGGCAGACACGAATAAAGCAGATATTATAAAAAACCATCTTTTTAGATCATTAAAAATCTTCAAGTTCTTCAAAAGAGAGTTGCTAATCAATAACAACATCTTATTTAACCCATCAATTTCAGTCTATGAGGATATGCTTTTTTCTTGCCAGAGTCTAACTGTAGCTAATACGATATCTATACTGGCAAGAAAGGGCTACTACTCTCTGAATCGCCATGAAGAACCACATCTATCTAAAACATCTTTCTCCATTAAACAAAGAGCCTTGGTATTACAAACAGGTTTGATTTATATCTTATCAAGCAATAAAAATGAAGCAGAAATAGTAAAAATGTTTAATGCATGGCTGGTTATTTGCGTTGAGCACTTGGCATCCATATTATCCAAAAAAAGTTTAACAACTAATGAGAAGTCTCATATTTTTAACTTGATACATAAATCACTCTTACCATATACAGGGCTTGTAAATGAGTCCCAAATATATCCCGCACAAAGAGAACTTGTCAGTTGCTTAATCTGTGGAGATTATTCTTCTTTTTGCGAAAAAATATAAAAACACTTAACTACAGATACTCCTAACTTTGTATCTGACGCTCCTCACCCTGAATTAAGGATGAGGGGCAAAAAATAATTATTTGATGTTATATTTATATGTCATCACATCTTTTAACTCCAGTTGTTACGGGGAGGACAGTGACTCGTATCAACTAAAGTTTGATCTGTAGATAACACTATTTTAAGCAGATACTCATTAAGGCTTGTTTATTCTGAAGTCTCCAACTTTATCAAACGACGATTTAAGTCAACAAAGCGTTCCATTAACAAATCCACCTGGCTGACAACAGCACGTAGACACCACCAGAGAAGCTCCTCTTTCCGGAAGCGATAACGGCTTCCTGCTTCGGTTGCAGGGCGAACAAGAACCCTTTCCGCCTGTCGGGTAAGCACACGAGTTGTCCCGCTCAACAGCTCCCCTTCATCCGAATAAATCGCTGGCTGAACCGGAATATCTTCATACTCTTCCGGTATATCTTCGTACTGTGCCTCCTCCGCTTCCCACGAATCCAGACAAAATGCGCTGTATTTCCGCCAGTCCAGACCGTGTTTCTCCATCACGGCTATCGCGGCCTGGACTGTCGGCCCGGCGTGCAGACGCGCGTCCTCGCCCTCCTCCTGAATTCTCTGTAACCAGCGCCACACGCCCGGAAGCCGTGCTATTTCTGCAAATGCCGCGTTTTCGGCTGCCGTCGCATCGCGCGGTGTATCCTTTAACGTCGCATCCGACACAACGGTCGGCGAGTTGCAGAGATACACGCTCCGGAACGCTTTGTTGGGCGCACCCAGGTCGCTGGTATTGTTAACCGATGGCCGGAATGCACCGTTAATATCTGTATCCATCTGCATGAATGCAGTGCCGTCACTACGGGCTGCAATTACATAAGCGTCAGCAGAATCGTCATAAATACCCAGATTCCCGGCTGTTGATACCTGGAAAGCTCCCGCCTTCAGCGTGGTGCTGATGGCCATGCGCTTCTGGGTTTCGTCATCCGATTTAATATTCACGCCCTGCAGGTATGCCACATTCCAGCGATTTGGCGATGACCCCAGATTCATTGCCTTGTCCTGGTCGGGATGAAATGACGGCGAGACCGGACTCAATAATACAGACCAGGTTTCACTGCCATCGGTGCAATAAAGCCTTGTGCGTCCCGCCGACTGAGTATCGTTCATTGAGTAAAGGTTAATCCCGCCACCGCTCAACAAATCCACGTCAGCGCGTATTTCCAGACAATCGTGCACGGTGTTCAGTCGGTGTTTCCACTGAACGAAGCGGCCTGTGTATTCTCCGGTTCGGAACGCATCCCCGTACAAACGAAAAACAGCAGCAGAAGTGTCTGTATCCGGTGCCTCCTTTCTGACCTCAAATAACGGGCGATGCGAGCGCAGATTCTGCTCATAGGCTGCCACCTGGAAGTCTTCATTGGGTGACAGGGCAATATTTACAGCATTGGGACTCAGAAAAAGGCTGGCATGGCTGTCAGGAAACGCCACGCCGGAGTCCACCAGATAGCCTGTGCCGTCGTAAGCCTCCACGGAAACCACAGCTTTGCTGCGTTTTGTCGCCACGCCACACGTATAAGACTTCGTGGCATCATATTTCGTTGCAGCCGCCGTTCCATATGCTGTAGGCGTCCAGTAAGATGGATTCACCGGGGAACGGCCAGAAAAATTTGTTGCACGTGCTGCAAAGTATGCCCCCTCAAAAGAAACCACATCGGCTGTCTGACACCAGAAATCCATATCGAGCAGATACAGTTTTCCGTTATGGAGAGCCAGCCCTTCGGCTTCCTGCAAAACGGGATACCCCAGCTCTGCATTCCCCAGCATTTTCTGGCGACCATACCTGGCACGAACGCCATCCACATTGAACTGTCTGACAACTTCGCCCGTTGACAGGTTATATACAACAATGCGGTGAGTCAGAAATACGCCTGTATAACCGTAATAAGCAAACAGATAATGACCATCGCTGGCCATCCCCTGAAATGCCTGCGACACCATTGGCTGGGTGGACAGATAAATCCGGTGTTTAAACGTCAGAGAGGCGCGATCGAAAACATAAACTGTGCGACGATCATCCCTGTTGTAATGAAAATGGACGGCCTCATCACCTGACTGAACAATTAACAGGCTTCCGTCTGCCGACAATGCCACCGTTATAATTTCATCCCCGGTAAAAAAGTCAGAGGTGAAAATCTCCGTACGGGTGACATCTGTCAGACTGGTGTCAGCCCCATTCCAGTTGATGATATTCACACCCTTGCCGTCAGCGGTCGGGGTATACAGCATCACGCGACCGTCTTCACATACGGCCCCGATACTCTGGTGACCAATATCAGCGAAAACGGGAGAAAACGAAATGACCGTCGGGTTTTCGTTTTCTCCGTCAGGGTTAAATGTCGTTTCAACAATCCTTACGCCACCCGATACAGGCTGATGCAGAAACATTCGGGTTCCCTGCGGCGTATCACAGATACAGAACCCCTGGCTCATATTATCCGCGCCGTCAAAAATACCGGCGTAGTCAATATCGTGGACAACTTTATGCTGAAGAACCACATCATCAATGATGGCGCGGTGCAGGCCGGAGATGGCTTCGTTAACATATTCCTGTGTTGCGGCAATGACGCTGCTGTCCACTGACAGATTCACCGCGTTCATATCGCTGATGATGATGAACATGCGGCAGACCATTGAGCGCCCCGAACCTTCGGCGAGTAACGGCTTGTAGCTTTCTGCCATATTGGCGACGGCAATCAGGGTTCCGCTGTCGTCATACAACCCCAGCTCCCGCATCCAGAAGCCGCCAACTTCCGGAGGAATAACCAGTTCCGCAATCACCTGATTTGGCGCTTTGCTGTTCTGTGTAATTTTATTCAGCGTCCCGCGCCAGACTTCATTGTTCAGGGCGGTCTGTGAGGCCGATGGTTCCGGGAGATTTCCATTACCATCTCCCACGGCCATGTGAGTGATGTTCAGCTTCTGGCCTGTTGCTGTTGTGGCTGCAGCAAGCCTGGCAGCGCCAGCCGCTGTGATAATGGCACCATATTTCATATTCAGACAACCTCTCCCGGATAAACCTCAATAGTGTCGCCGCAAAATACCGCCCCGCCGGCGTACACATCCCCGTAAATGTCCTGCACAATATTTAATCCGGTAAGATGGCGACTCACCGGGCGGGCATCATCGATGAGGCGCTCCAGCTCGGTATAGGTCGCAGCGGAGATACCGGTATCCAGTACACCAATGTCCAGCCGGAAAGTCCCTCGCGGATCGCCGGTTTCCCACCATTCCGTCACGTTAATGACATAGCCAAAGGGTTCAACCACACTCCTGATGGCGCTGATGGTTCCCTTATGGCGGTGGATTACCCAGGCATCACGGATCACCTGGCGCTTTGTTTCTTCCGTCCAGTCACGATCCCACCTGTCCACGGACAGCGCCCACGCCAGATAAGGCAGCAGGGCCACCGGGCAGGTGTCAGGATCCCAGAGCTGATTAAGGCTGACAGGTAATGCTGACAACCGGGTAGCCCCCCGCTCCACGCAGCGCATGAAATCGCTGGCTGAAGGGGGGAGAAGTGACGGTTCACTCATTGGTTCCCCCTGCGCTGACCGAAAACGATGTGCAGTACGCTGACTGCACATCACTGATAACAATATTCTGTGCGGGGCTGGTCAGTTCCACGCGCTGAACGCCCTGAACATGCAGCGCGGCCATGATGGCGGAGAGCGCCACATCGCGACCGATTTTGCCCTGTTCGGCAAGCCAGGTTTCCAGATTGTTTCTGGCGGCATTCAGGATAGGTTCCGACTCCGGCCCCGGATAAAAGTAAAGCCGGGCATCAATCTGATACCGGATGATTTCTGCGCTCTGCACCGTCAGACGGTCACCGACCGGGCGAACGTCTTCGGCATTCAGCGCATTTCTGACCGTCGTCAGGAGTGCTTCGGTCGCCGTACCGTCGCCTTCCGTGGACAGCACCGCCACCACCACTTCCGCCGGTGCGGGGCTGGTAGCGCGTGCGTCCGCCACCTGACCGCTGGCACTGCGGGCAAAATATTCATACGCCCCGGTGGGACCGGCCACGCTGAGGCCATCAAACGCAGACTGTGCACGCAGCCGCAGGGCTGTGTCGCTTTCCATGACGGCCTCCGCGGTGTCCGTGGCCGGTGTGATGACCAGTCGCGCGGTGTTCATGTTGGCGGCGAGGTTATCCAGGTCGTCACCTGTGGAATGGCTCAGCATACAGGCCGCTGCCCCTTCATTAATTCGCTGGCGAAGTAGCAACTCACGCAGTGCAAATGCCTGAGCGATGACCGTGAGCGGTTCGGACTCGAGCGCCATGGCTGACCGGACGGCAGCCTGTTGTGTCTGCGGGAATGCCGTAATCATGCTTTCTTTTACGTCTTTCAGGATGACTTCAAAATCCGGCGTTTCAATAATCTGTGGTGTCGGCAGTTCCGACAGGTCAACGGCTGGCATTGTCGCTCCCGAGTGTCAGTGTGTTCTGTACGGTTTCCATGCTTTCTGTCAGTGTGCCGGTGAGGGTGATAACGGCTTTTCCGCCCGCCTCCCACTGAATGTCAACGGCATTCAGGGCGATGCGCGGCTCCCACTGCGTCAGGGCAATCACCACGGCACTCATGCACTGAAGGCGGGTTGTGGCATTCATCGGTGCATCCAGCAAATCCGGCAGCAGGCTGCCGTATTCCCGGCGCATCACCCGGCTGGCGAGCGGTGTCAGCAGAATATCCCTCACGCTGTTCCACAGATGGTCCGTGTCGCTGAGCGTGCCGGTGGCTTCGGGGTTCATCCCCAGAAAACGTGCACTCACTGCGGGCCTCCTGTGGTGTCGCCGCCGCTCTTCACGCCACTGTGTCTGTGTGTGTGCAGCGTCACACCGTTGGAGGTGAAATCACCGCCGCTGTGCGAGATATTGCCGCTCAGGGTTCCGCCTTCTGTCACCTCAAACGTTGCCGTCTTCAGATGATTTGTGCAGGTGACGGTGGGGGTGTCCAGCGTCACGCCCGTTCCGGCCTGAATGGTGGCGGTTCTGATTCCGGTGGCGCTCAGTGCACCTGCGTCCGCATCGTAGCGGAACACCGCGCCGTCAGGCGCTGTGACCACGATTTCTTTCAGGCTTTTGCCGGGGGCCGGATTGGCATCACTCCACAGGCTGCCAATTATCATGGCGGTTTCCGGGTTGCCGCCAATGCAGGCAATTACCACCTGTTCGCCTGGTGATGGCGGCAGCCACACATTGAAGGCTCCCGCGCGCGTGGTGTTCCAGCGCAACCAGCCTGTTTCCAGTTCGCCGCTGCGAACGCGCACGCGCCAGGACTTCTCATCAACTTCAGAGATGATCCCGGTGCGGATGATGTTGCTCAGCAGTCGCATGAGTTCTGCGCTCACCGTACAGCCTCCGCAATCCGGCCCAGCACCGTGTTATAAATCAGGCGTTCATCTGCCTGACTGATGCCCAACAGCTCACGTACCGGGTAATCGGTGAAAATGCCTGGCGCAACCTGATCGCGCTCACCGAACTGATGAACGCGTGCAATACGTGCAGCCACACCGCTGTAACCCACCGTCACACCGGAAGCATCCGCTCGTGCTTTCAGGTAGCGGGTGGTGCGCAGTTTTACGAACATGGGGACGCGCTTTGTGCTGTCCTGGTTGATGCGCCGGGTGCGTATTTCCAGAAAACGGTCGATGTCATCCCGGTAAAACGTGCGGATGCTGTTTTTATCCTCATCCCACCCGGTGATGGTTCGCCCGTATTTCCCCGTGTCGTGATGCCAGTTTTTCAGCGTGCGTGCTTCGTTATTCCAGATAAAGCGAATGCGCTCCTGTATCCGGGTTACGCGGCGTCTGCGTGGTGTCCATGCGGTCCCGTCCGGCGCTTTCTGTGACCGGATGCGCGCCTGCTGGGCGCGGTGTAAATCCTGTGCCAGCTTTCTGGCGATGTTATTGATGGCCTGCTGATTCAGGCTGTCGCGGATAGCCTCAAAGGTTTCATCCACGCGGGTGAATGCCTTATCCATCGCTTTCACCCCACGTCACATCCTGGAATACATGCGACCAGTCGCCTTCGGAAGAGGGCAGACGGGGTTTTGGCTCCGGCAGGTGTTCTGCCTGCGGTGTGCCCTGACTGCTGCGCGTGATGCGAACGCGTTCCCGCAGGGGGAGCGTAAACAGGAGATCGGCGCTGTCATCGTCATTGATAACGGCGGAGAATTTGATGTCCTGATTACGCTCAGGGTTGAGCAACAACTGTGGCTGATTTTCGGATAACCACGCCAGCAGCGGCAGCGTGAGGTCGTCCAGCTCCCCGGCGTAATCCATGACAAACATCACCATCTGATAGCGGTAAACAAACGAGGGAGTTTCTCCGGTCGTTTCAATGTTGCCGCTCTCCACGAAAATGGTGAATTTCTCCGGGTTGGCGTGACACCATCGACATGAACGGGTCATGGCTTCACGCAGGGAATCAGTTTTCAGCATGGCTGTTGTCCTCGTTGTTCAGTCGTTGCAGTCTGCGCTGCTCCAGTAATTCAATGGCCCGTTTATCCGCGTTACAGGTTTCCAGTGCATCCAGAAGGCGGTCGCCCCATATACCGAGATTTCCCCATGTGGGAGTGTCAGGGAAGGGGGGCGGCGTTACCGGTATGGTCAGCGTCTGCGGTATAAGCCGGACTGACGGCGCTGGCCGTGGCGCGTTCAGCGTGCCTGCGCAACCTGTCAGTAAAACGAGCATCAGGCAAAGCGTGGGCGCATTCATCTTTTGCAATATCGTTGCGTAGCTGTTCACGTCTGGCCTCTCCGTCCTGATTGCGTTGCTGATTTTCCACGCGGAGTTGTGCCAGCACCTGCTGCATATCCTGTACCCCGGCGCTGATGATATTCAGGGTGTCGACGGTACTTTTCAGGGTGCTGGCCTGCGCTTCGTTTCTGGCGTTCTCCTGGCCCAGCGACCACGACAGACGCATGGATGTTCCCCATGCGGCAATCAGAAGGAAAGCGACGCCCAGCGTGGGCCAGAGCTTCATGCCGGATAGGCTCCGTGTGGTAACTGAAAATGCGGTCCGTCTTTCAGGGTCTTCCAGTCGCCGCCCCATTCCACCGGAATATTCAGTTCCCGGCTGGCCTGTCTGAATGCTGCTGCGATTTTTTCGTACAGCGGCCATTCCCATGACACCTGGCTGCCGATATAAGCCACAACATCCACGGCATGCCCCGTAAGGTGGCGGCTGTTCATGGTCTGGCTCTTACCCGTGGCCACCAGTTGCTTCTGGCGGTAACGGCTGCGCAACCCTTCGGTGATACCAAAATCCACTTCCGAGATTTCCAGTGCCCGTCGGGTCACTTTCACCAGATCAGGATTTACGCCCTGCAAATTCTTTTCGCTCCGGCTGCTGAATTTAAATGTGTTGCTCATTCGTCCTTCTCCTTCACCCTGCGATTAAAGGCCGCAATAACCTTGTCGCGTGCTTTCTCTGCACCCATAAAACCGATTGATGCGCCGATAAACGTCACGGCATCTTCAGGGATCCCGAAGAAGCGCAGCGACCCGGCCACGGCCATGGCAAGAACGCCGCACGCCAGCGATCCCGTTACGGTCTGAACCAGAGTTCGTCCGTCATAAAGACTCATCAGCGCGGAAATGCTGACCGCCGCGCCTACTGCATACACCGTTGGCAGGTGGTCAAAGAGCCACGCAATAACCTGCTCTGTGATCCCTGTTTGAATGGTGCTCACTGCTACTCCCCCCACAACTGAATCATTTCTCGTTTCTTCTTCTCCGGCTCCGGCATCTCCACGTCCTGCCCGGCGTCCAGAAATACCTGCTGACAGAGTCCGGGGTTGGCATCCAGCACCTTTTCGGTGACGCCCTGCGTCGTGCCGTAGTACCGGAAACAGAGCGAATCCACGGTGTCGCCTTCCAGTGCCTTCACTTTCATCAGCACAACTCCGCAAAGATTCGCGGGCGGCACAGAATGTCAGAGATGGCCCAGCTCACATCGCGCCACAAATCCGATGTCTGTATATCCAGTGCGTCCGCCCGGCGGTCGCCCTTGTCCGTTGTGTCCGCATCGCGGTAACGCTCCAGAATCAGGGCGCGTGTGGCGGTGTAAACCGCATTGCGCCAGTGCCAGAGATTGACGCTTTCTCCGTTAATTACGGGTGCCGGAACATCGGCCAGCGTCTGATGGCCAGCCGCCTGCTGTTCCTGCTGCCACGCTTCCAGCTCGCGGGTAACGTGTGCCACGGCCCCGGTGGCGGTATGCAGCAGGCGGGAGGTGGTCACACGGCCCGGCAGTCGTACCGCCAGACGCAGTTCACGCAGCACAATATCCGGCCAGAATGCACCCGCTGAAATACGGGTATCACCATCATCGGTATCGGTGATGTCGTCCTCTGCGGGTCCGGGGTTGGTTCTGGCAACCATACTCATGGGGTTCACTCCTGAAAAAATCGGGCGGTGGGTGCGCGCTGTAAACGGTCACGG